CTCGGCGGCGGCGGAGGCGGAGGCGGCGGTTTCTACTACACCTACAAAGGTACCACCGCTGTTTACGCAGCCGGAGGTGGCGGCGGCGGCGGAGGCTTCTCTTACGGCGCCTTCATGGTCTCACCTGGGTCGTCTTACGCGGTCACTGTCGGTAAGGGCGGTTCCGGTGGATTTGGGTCTGGTTTCGGCAACGGCGGACGCGGTGGTGACGGCCTCGTCATCGTGGAGTACTGATGCACTACGCCCGACACAGCGCCGACGGGCTCGTCTTGGAGGTCATTCAAGACAGGCTCAACACAGGGCTTGAGCACCTGATGCACAAGACCCTCGCAGAACAGTTCATTCCGTGCGCACCTGACGTCCAACCCGGCTACCAGAAGGTCGGGGACACGTGGGTGCCGCCCAAGGCCCACGAACCCGGGCCACCTCCACGCCCCCTGCCAACTTCAATTCCCACGACGGAGATCTAAAAAATGGCGTATCCAAAAATTGCTGTCAGTTGTGTTGCCTCTGTGTACGTCCGACACATGGTCTTCGAGAAGAAGGGTGACATCGAGGAAGGTCACGCTCATTGCTTCGACCACCAAACCCTGCTGGCCAAAGGCTCCATCAAGGTCAAGGCCAACGGCAAAGAGAACGTGTTCACGGCCCCTCATTGCATCTTCATCAAGGCAGGGCTCGAGCACGAACTCGTGGCCATGGAAGACGACACCGTCACCTATTGCATCCACGCCCTGCGTGACGGCGACGAGGTCGGCGACATCATCGCGCCTGAGATGCTTCCGCTCGGAGCCAGTGAAGACCAAGCGTTCCGTGTGGCCCAACCTCTGATCTACATCGGAGACGGTGACGCACCCACACCCCACCTTAACGCCGCAGTGGAGGCCTGAATATGAAAGCCTGGATCGAGAACGACACCGTGCGTGACATCGTAGCGGTGGATCCCAACGACGTATTCCACCCAGATGTCGCCGCCCTCTATGTCACTGATGTGCCTGAGGGTTGCGTGGTTGGTGCCACTCTGGTTGACGGAGTGTGGACGAACCCGCCTCCGCCACCTGTGGAGATCGCGCCGCCCCCAGCACCAGAGCCTGTGCGCACCGTCCTGTCCAAACTGGACTACATGAACCGGTTCACCGACGAGGAGCTTGCTGGCATCTACCAAGCGGCCAAAGTCAGCGTCGCCGTCGAAGTCTGGTTGGAAAAGTTCAAGCTGGCCACAGACATCGATACCACTGACCCACGGACGGTGGCTGGCTGTGAGGCTCTGGAAGCGGCAGGCTTGCTCGCACCAGGTCGCGCCGCCCAGATCCTCTCCGGCACGCCCGTCTAAGGAGTAGCCCATGACCAAGGCACGGGATATTGCGGATCAAATCGTACCGGACAGCGCCAAGCCGATCAGCACAGCAACTCAGGCGGCGCTGAACGCGAAGCAGGCCACTTTGGTCAGCGGAGACAACATCAAGACGGTCAACGGCGGCAGTCTGTTGGGCGGCGGTGATCTACAGGTCGGCTACCTCAACATCCCGCAAAACAGCCAAAGCGCGGCCTACACGCTGGTGTTGTCCGACTCTGGCAAGCACATCCTGCACCCAAGCGCAGACACCACAGCCCGGACATTCACCATCCCTGCAAACAGCAGTGTGGCCTACCCAGTCGGCACGGCCATCACGTTTGTGAATCAGGCGTCGGCTGGTGTGGTAACCATTGCCATCACCACAGACACCATGCGCCTTGCTGGCACTGGCACGACGGGCAGTCGAACACTCGCAGCCAACGGCGTGGCGACAGCCATCAAGTTGACCAACACCGAGTGGATCATCAGTGGGACGGGCCTGACATGAGCGCAAATCAGCAGATATTGGCTGGATCCTCTGGCATCGCGCCTCCCGGCCAGCAGGAGTACACCACACCCGGGACCTACACATGGGTGTGCCCTGCCGGCGTGACCAGTGTCAGTGTGGTTGCTGTGGGCGGCGGCGGTGGTGGCAGTCGAGGTGGAGACGGCAACTACGCCGGAGGCGGCGGCGGTGGCGGAGAGCTGCGTTACATCAACAACGTATCAGTGACACCCGGCTCGTCCTACAACGTTGTTGTCGGTTCCGGTGGTCTCGGAGCGACTGCGGCCTACACCGTAGGGGCGAGCGGAGGTGATAGCTCGTTCTCCACAAACCTGACAGCAAGGGGTGGTTCCGGCGGCCTTTTCGGCGGTGCTGCCGGTTCTGGTGGCACGGGGGGCACTGGATTCCCCGGAGGCGGCGGCGGTGACGGTGCAAATGGTTACAACGGCGGTGGCGGCGGCGGCGCCGGTGGGTACGCCGGAGCGGGAGGCACGGGGGGCCGTTACGGCACCATGGGCGGTGACTCCGGAGCAGGCGGCGGCGGTGGCGGCGGGGCTGCTGGCCTGTCTACCACAAGTGCGGAGGCCAACGGCGGAGGTGGCGGCGGCGGTGTGGGGCTATTGGGGCAAGGTGCGAGCGGCACTGCAGGTGGTTCTACCTACGGCTTTGGCGGTGGTGGTGGATCTTCTGGCGGCAACGGCGTATCAGCGCCAATCGGCCCACCCGGGTACATCACAAACATAGACGGCGGTAATGGTGGCGCACGTGGTGGCGGCGGTGGTGGCGCGACTCTAGGCTTCTCTGGCTATATCTCTGGGGCCAAAGGTGGCAATGGTGGCGGCGGAGCAGTCCGAATCATCTGGCCGGGCGACCAGCGCCAATTCCCATCAACCCGCACAGCCAACGAATAAGGACAGACCATGTACTCACACGTTCAACTCAACGAGCAGGGCGGGTTCCTGCGCTTCATTCCAGCCGGTGAAAACATCGAATGGGATGCCAACAATTACTGCTCAGCGTTCGCGCTGGAGCGGGACGGCAAGGCTGACCAGTTTCGCGTCAAGCCGTTCTACACCTCCGCACAGCCTGCGTTCGACTCCATCACGCAAGCTGTGAAGGAGGTTGACCCAGCACCTGTTGATGGGCTGTGGACGCAGCAGTGGGAAGTCATCGACCTCGATGCTGAGGCCATCGCAGCGAATCAAGCAACCAAAGCAGCTGCCGACCTCGCCGCAGCCAAGGCCGCCCGTCAGGGGCTGGTGGATGCGATCACCGTGACCACGGCGAGTGGGAAGGTGTTTGACGGCAACGAGGTCGCACAACGCCGGATGACGTCCGCTATCACTGGGATGGACGACGGGGAGGAGTTGCCATGGGTACTGCACGACAGCACTGTTGCAGTTGTCACGCGGGCTGAGTTGCGCGAAGCCTTGAGGTTGGCTGGGGCCGACATGGCCTCGATCTGGGTTGCACCGTACCAACCAGCATGACCTACCTCGCAGTCGCTCTCACTTGGCTGCTCATCTGCCGCCTCAACACGGAGGCGCGGAGGCGCACGCTCAACGTCCTGATCGGGCTCGACCAACTTGCTTGGGTGGTCCTGACCTTGGGCAACGGCTCACCCGACGAAACAATCAGCGCCGCCCTCTACCGCATGGAGCGTCAAGGTAAGTGGGCGGGCCGCACTTTCCGGCCCCTCGTCGACCTCATCTTCCTCCCCTTCGAACGCGACCACTGCCGCAACGCCTACAACAGCGAATTTCGAAAACTACAGCTCCCACCCGAGTACCGGGGGGATTGACTTTCGCGTCAATCGCTTCCAGTCTGGTCCTCGTGACAAATTGATAAAAGCGCGGGAGCACTTTTAATAAGTTGGGAAATCCTGTGTTAGACCAAACCATTCGCGGTGCCAGCCGAGCACTGTGGGACAGTGACCTTGTAGCCACGAGAGTGTCATTGGCCATCGGCGAGTTTCTCTGGTTTCTCATGCTGGCTTGGCCGGGAGACACCTTCGGTCGACCAACTTACGCGGTGATGGCTCATGTGATGCCTGAAGAGGCGTGGGCACTGGTGCTGCTGGTGAGTGCAACGATTCAGCTGACGATTGTCGTCACGGAGACGTACCACTCATACGGAGCCCGAGTGTTTGCAGCGTGGAACGCCCTGTTGTGGATCTTCCTTGTTGTGTCGATGTTGATGTCTGTGTACCCGCCGCCTGCCGCCATTGGAGGAGAAGTCGCCTTGGCTTGTGCAGCGTTGTGGATCTGGGTCCGGCCTGCTTTTTTGATGAGGGTTTACAGCCGTGCATTCAGAGCAACGAAACAGTGATTTTCAGGACAGCCAGCTACCTAAGCGGCGTGCGTCCGACTTTTCACCTGGCGCTGGTGGCGTAGATCCATCCAACGCTCAGCTGATGGCTCACATCGTCGAGATCAAGACCATCCTGACCAACCACATCCGCGACGTGAACACCGCGTTTCCCGTCGACGACATTGGCCGCCCCGATTACAACGGCCACCGCTTGTCTCACAAAGCATCCAATGAGGTGACCAAGACCATTGAAGGCTACAAGGTCGAGCTGACCAAACGCGCCCTGATGTGGGCAGCAGGTGGTCTGGCCTTCCTGTTCTTCTCTGGTGCCGGTAACGCTCTTCGACAATGGCTCGCCACTCTGTCGACTCCCTGAGGGAGCACTCGGAGCGGGGCAGGGATCTTCCACGCTGGAAGCTGCGGAAGGAAGCCCTGCTTGAGACGCTGGAGGAAAAGCGTCGCCCGAACCCGATCCCATCGCGTCACGACGACCTGCCTGACGCCGACGATTCCAGCCTCCGTAGGAACCTGTTGCTATGAGCCCACAACAACTGCAGCTGGTGATGGGCATCAAACCCAACCTCGCCGCCCGGTGGGCCCCCTTCATCGAAAGGGCTCTTGAGCTCAGCGAGTGCAACACCAAGCAGCGCAAGGCCGCTTGGCTGGCTCAGATCGGGCACGAGTCCGGGTGCTTGCGCTACACCCGAGAGATCTGGGGCCCAACCCCACAACAACTCCGGTACGAGCCCGGCACCACGCTGGCGGCCCGCCTCGGCAACACCCAACCCGGCGACGGCGCCCGGTACATGGGGCGCGGCCTCATCCAGATCACCGGCCTCGCCAACTATCAGATGTGCACGCAGCAGATGCGAAAACTGGTGGAGGGCCTTGAGGTGCCTGACTTCGTTCAGGAGCCGGAGCTACTGGAGCGCCCGAGCTGGGCCTCCCTGACCGCTGCCGTGTTCTGGAAAAAGAACAAGCTGAACCGGTTCGCCGACAGTGGCAACTTTGTCGAGCTGACCAAACGAATCAACGGTGGCCTGAACGGCCTGGCACACCGTCAACACCTATACGTGGCCGCCTTGGGAGTGCTTGAAAATGAATGATTTGGTGACCTCCGTCCTTGGGGCGGTCTTTTCTGGTGGGGCCACAGGCCTTCTCGGTGTCCTGATCCAACGCTGGTTCGACTTCAAGCACAAGCAGCAGGAGATCGAGGTGGTGAAGCTGCAACTCGAAAACGCCAAGGAGTTGGCGCAGATCGAGGCAGGGCGCAGCACCCGTGTGGCGGAGATGGACATGGAGGCCCGATTCGTGGAGGCCGACGCCGCCGTGATGCAGGCCAGCTTCAAGCACGACCAAGCCAGCTACCTGCTTCCAGAGGCACAGCAGCGCAAGGGCTTCGTGGGCGGCTTGATCGTCTTCATGATGGCCAGCGTGGACTTCCTGCGCGGCATCCTGCGCCCGGGCATGACCGCCTACCTGTGTGGGCTGGTCACGGTGATGTTCTTCTGGGTGCGCAACCTCGCCGCCAGCTACGGCATGTCGCTCTCGGCTGACCAAGCGTTCCAGCTGATGCTGCAGATCATCCTGACCATCCTGTACGTTTTCTCCACGTGCACAACGTGGTGGTTTGGTGCCCGGCCGCCCAAAACGAAAGAGTCGTCGTAGGGGGATTGACTTTCTCGAGATCGGATTCCAGTCTGGTTCAGATCTCGAGAGGTATCCCCGATGAGCTACACGACACAGGGCGCGAGTGACGTCCTTTCCATGACCCTGCAGGGGGTCGACCCAGCTTGGCGGGCATCCGCCAACGCTTGGCTTGCCCTGCATGAATCCGACCCCGGTGAGGCTGGTACCGCCGTGACAGGTGAGACCACCTACGTCGGGTACGCCCGGGCCCAGATCACCAAGGCCACCTTCTGGACCGGCACTGGCAACAGCCGCTCCAACGCGTCTCTCGTCCAGTGGCCCCGTTGCACCGTCGGCAACGGCGGCGCCACCAAGACCATCACGCACTTCAGCGTGGTGACCTCTGCATCAGGCGCTGGAACCATGCTCATGAGCGGTGCCCTGCCTGAGCCCATTCTGGTTTCCAACCGTTCACGGCCTGAAGCGGACGTGGGCGATCTCGTGGCTACTTTGGACTGAACATGAACACCTTGCAATCTTCCCTGACCTACGCCGCTGGGCAGTTGTTTTTTGAGGGACGCCCCGTTGCGGGCTTCCGCACTTTGAAGGTTTCTGCTGTTGACGTGCGCGTGACTGTCTTCAAAGACAGCCGTGACATCGATCAGGTCAAGGCCATGAAGGCCGCTGGCGTCAAAGTTTGGAGCGTCAAATGAGCGAGTTCCTGTTCATCATCCCCAGTGGCTGGACGCGCATCTCCCAAGAGATGATCGACCTGATTGGCATGTCCAACATCGAGATCTGGATGCGGACGAACGACTACCACACACTGGGCCAAGCCCTGCGTGAGAACGGTGGGCCTGAGTCCATCAGTGAGGCTGTGTTCTTCAACGGCGAAATCTTGGCCGTTCGATAAATGGCAGCCTTTGTCGCCAACACCGGGGCGGTGTTCAACTTTGACGCCTATACAGGCGGGAGTACGAATGCCACCCTGGACACGTACACGATCAGCGAGGACTCGACGCTGGTTGTGCGCACGGACACCTACGCCTGCCCGAACCACTCTACAGCGTTTGGTTCACTGGACACGGTGTCGTTCAGCGGCAAGGGCGGCACTCTGCGGTTCGACCCGACCTATGTGCGGGTTGTGGCCTACACGGGCGGATCAGGCAACGCGCCAGCCTATGGCACAACCATCTCGCAGGGTGGTGTGTCTGGTGTGTTCTTGGGTGCGTGGACAAACTGGCTGAGTGAACCCATCACTCCCGGCTCTGCGATCGGTGCGACAGGCTTCATCAAGATTGGCGGCGTCACGGGTGGCAGCTTCGCGGCTGGTGCTCTTACAGGTATTACAGCAACCTGCTCTGGTCCAGACGTTCAGGGCTGGATAGAGGTTCGCGGCGCAGACACGGCGGCCATCACAGTGCCTCGCATCGGCTCTGTGGAGTCGGTGGAAGCATGGTTTGAGATTGGCACGACCAACGGCACCCGAGGGCAGGTCATCCCATGCCCAACCTGTGCCACGGTGGCCTCGACATTCCCCGGCGTCTGGATCGAAACGGCTGCTGGCTCGGGCGTCTACGAACCATACGCCTCTGTGGGCACGGTGGTGGCACTGGCTACGCACCGGACTGACGCTTCGATGAAGGTCATCACCCAGACCACGGGCGGCATTCGCATTGGCAACGATGGCACGAACGGCGTGTTCTATTTGCCGCCCACTGGCTGCAAGGTTCGCATTCCAGCGACCATCCTGACCTGCTGCACGCGCACGACTTCAGGTTCTGGCCCACGGGTTTTGCCTAACGCCACGCTTGGAACCCGGCAGGAATTTGTGACCACAGGTGCGGGGTACTTTGACCTGAGGGGTGTGGTGTGCTTGTGGTACATGAACTTCACGCAGGCCTTCTACGTCAAGTACAAAGGCTGCGCGGTCGCTGACACCATGGTGCTGTCTGAGATTGCATCCCCGCTGGATGTGGACAACTGCATCGTGGCTCCCACGGTGGCGCAACTGAACTTCGCACTGAACCTGACTTCCTGTTTTGCTGGCGGAACGATCCAGAACAGTGTGTTCAACCGCTTCAGCTTGGCGGCTTCTGGTGCGTATGTGGCCCAGATCAACTACGTCACTGGCGTCACATTCACCAGCAACACGTTCCGCTCTGCCACGCTGAGAGCCAACGCCACAACAGGCGTCATCAGTTCCACGCAGGCCGTGAACTGCACCTTCACCAATCAGGTGTTCATCGGTGGCCGTGCGGGCATGACCGGGGCGCAGCGTTGCACGTTCAACAACACCACCTACTACGACCACACGATCACCACGACGACAGCCAGCACCAACGGTCAGTACGCCTTTGAATTCAACACAGGTGCAAACGGCAACGTCATCAACGGGTTCAGCCTGCCTCTGCCCAACAACGGCCCCTACAGCGGCATCGTCAACTTGAGCGCCTGCTACAACACGCTCATCAAGAACATTGGCACCAGCTACTCATCTCCGCTGGTGATGACGGCTACTGTGACGGGTTTGGCTGTCAACGGTGCGGGCAACAACGACGGCATCACCATCAAGCGGGTGTACGTCAGCAACACCCGTACCGGCCCTTGGGCATTCGTGAACTCTGACACCAACGTGCTGATCGAGCATGTGGCGGGTGACACGGCTGACACCTCTGTGGTGGCTTCGTTGAACACCATCACAAAGAATGCCATGCTGACGGGTGCAACCACCGGGCAGGTTTCGGTGTACGGCACCCACTGGATGACCCGGTTCACCAGCACCACAGCAGGCTTTGCTGAGATTCTGTGCAACGAACCCACCTCTACCAGTGCAGCACAGTGCTTTGCTTCTGGTGGTGTTCCGCAGTTCAACTCTTCTGGTCAGGTTCTGCTGACCAAGCTGGGCGACCAAGTGACATGGGAGATGCCTTTCTTCGCGATTGGCTTCACCGCATTCACCAACTCTGCGCCGACCATCACCGGAACGAACGTCACCTATTCCACTGGCGCACGGTGGGGCAACCATGACATCGAGTTTCAGGTGGACACTGGCTCTGGCTACGGCGGCACATGGCTGGCTCTGACTGCTGCCAACCTGATTGCCAACACGTTCAACAGCACCACCGGGTTCAAGCTCAAGCTGCGGGCAACCTGTGCCGTGGCATCTGCCACCAACGCCATCACCAACATGCGCGTGGCGCTGACCACCACATCCACTGACCGCGACACCAAGCTGTACCCACTGAGTGTGAACACCGTCACGTTCACTGGCCTGCCAACTGGCTGCGATGCCGTGGTTCTGACCGCAGGCACCACAACGATTCTGGCGCAGGCTGACGCACTGGCTGGCACCAGCTACGCATTCCAGTACGAGGGCACCCCGACTGTGGACGTGGGCTTCATCAAACCCGGCTACGTGCCGTACTACTTCCGCAACCTGGCGCTGGGATCGACCGACTCCAGCATCCCAGTCACTTTGACGATTGACCGCAACTACCTGCCGTAAGGAGCCGACATGGCCAAGATCAGTAGCAAATCACTTTTGAACGTTGGCACCGAGTTGGTGATTGACGAGGGCGCAAAAACCATTCAGTTGGTCGCGGCCGGAAATCTGGTCGCCAAGGATGGCGTGACCTGGCAGGCGCTGTACTCCAAGCTGCAGGACTTGTGGGCGACGGCCTCCTACCAGGACAGCCCGATGCCCGTTTACGCCATCGATGCGTTGTCCGGCCAGTTCCAGATTGGTACAGACGGCGCGACGTACAGCGGGTGGACATTCGCTGATGACACCACTCGCAACATGCTGCGTGATGGTGGCTGGTCCGAGTACTCCGCTGGCGGAGTCCTGCAGCAGCAGTTCGCCGGCTTCGTTGGCCTGGGTTCCATCAACACAGGTGCCCAGCCTTACTACCACCTAGCGGCCACGGACGCAGCCACGAACTTCCCATTCACCGACCAGTTCAACGTCGGCGTCAAGGTGTTCGGTGATGCCACGCACGGCAACTTCGACAAGCGGACGTACGCCAAGACCTACGTCCGCGAGTACGGGAAGAAATTCAAGTCCAGTGTGTTGGCCGATACCGGTGCTACTGGCACTGGCGCCAACAAGGTCAACTTCCTGATCTCGAATGAAGACGATCTGAAGATCCAAGGGTTGCTGGGCACCGTTCAGGCGACCGGTGATGCGGCGATGTCTGGCGCACCGTACAGCGGCATCACGGTTGCTTACTACACCGCAGACCAGACCAAGACCATTGGTGGCACAGGCTACCCCTTCCGCATCGTCATTCAGGGCAACGGCGGTACGCTGGAGCAGATCTACGCCAAGGTGCAGTACCTGCTGCGCCAAGCGACCGACATCAACACTGGCGGCACGGCCGGATCCAAGATCGGCAAGATCCAGTCAGACCTGCTGACCTTCGTGGGCGACACATTGGTGACCGCGCAGGGTGTGTACATCGACGGCGTGTTGTCGGCCGACTCCAACCGGGTTGAGTTCTACGACCAGAACAACGTCAAGCGCACCAACCCCTACACCGCCGCTGGCACTATCACATTCAACGCGCCCCTGGTGGGTGCGGGTTCCAGCTATCGCCTGATGTTCACCGCCCCTCCGGGCGCTGGCAACGACTACGGCGAGAGCGGCGCCATCACAGTCAACGATGCATCCGGAACGCCCATCACCGGGACCATCAGCGCGGCCAGCATCCCGTTCACGTACGACTACGACGGAAACGTGCAGGGTAGCTTCACCGCTGGAACGGATCGCCCGGTCACCCTGATCGGTATTCGCCCGGGATCCGGCAAGTTCGTGGCGGCCACAGGCACATTGACCCGCTCAAAGAACATCAGCCTGTCTCTGGTGGCTGAGCAGGATCGGGTGTACAGCGCGGCCTAATCGATGCCCATCAGCTTCGACCCAGCCAACAAGCGGATCGTCCTCGACTCCGCTTCCGTCACCGCCATGGAGGTCTACTCCCGGTGGTGCGACTGGGTGGCCGCAGCGGACAATGCCAAGCACCCACCTGCCTTCCGGGCGGTGGGTGGCGACGACTTGGGTGGAGGCCTGTCCATCCCTCCGTACTACTTTCTGGCCAATGGTTGGAGAGTGCGGCCGATGGAGGCCAACCACAACCTGACCATCACGGGCAACCTGTTCGTGGAGGGTGGCGGCGTCCCAGTGGTCTCCACGTTGGGCACATTCCAAGTCAACGTCAACTACACCGTGCCGGTGCAGGCGCAGGGTATTTCCACTTCAGGTGGGTCTGGTGCCAGCGCGGCCGCCATTGCCGCCGAGCTTCTCGCCGCCCTGCAGTCCACAGCCATCCCCGTCAACGTGACCAAAGTCAACAACGTGACCCTTCAGGGTTCCGGTACGACCCTTGATCCGATGAGGCCGGTATGAACTTTTGGCAAGACGGCTTCTGGTCGCCGACCTTTTGGTCGGCCGACATGTGGCAGAACGACGGCGCAGCCACCGACATTCCGGTGGCGCTCACAGCGTCGATCATTGCCGCCCTCACAGCGACAGGGCAGCCAAGTACAAGCACAAACCTGACGGCTGCACCTGCGGCTGTCACCTCCATGGCTCCGCGTTTGACGGCCGGGCAGGGGTTCGGCGCAAATGTGCCTTCGTCAATTTCGATCGAGGCCGATCTTGTGGCCGGTGCTCCAGTTCTATCGGAATTGGCGGCGGCTATCAATGTCGTCCTGACGGCCCAGAGCGACATTTCGGTGTCGGGTTCGGCTTACAGCGTGTTGAGCCCTTCTGTTGCGCTGCAGCAAGGTGTCAAGCTGGCCGGCCAGTCTTCGAGCAACCTGACGACATTTGGCGGCATCGGTTTCACGGTGCCTCTGTCGGCTGTCGCCAGCTCGACGGCAACCTCGGGCATGGACGCGTACATCGCGTGGCCGGTGGCGACGGACATGTCGCTCTCCTCCATGGCGGCGGCCGAACTGTGGCTGAAGAACGAAGTGGCGGCGATGGCCAGTGGCCAAGCCACCACGACGCTGTCTTGGAAATTGGACCAAGGTTTGGCGGGGGCATCTCACTCGGCGGCCCAGACAACGCCGTCGTTGGGACAGGGGAGGGCGTTCGCTGCCTCTGGCTCCGCCAGCCTCAATGCCTCTGGTGGCGTCGGTCTGGCTTACGCGTTCAGCGGTGCCTCCACCCTGACAGGTAGCCTCACCCCTTGGCTGGGGACGGCCGAGCAGGTTCAGGGCGGCGTTGTCGGGGCGCTCAACCTCTACTCCCTGCTCAACCAGAGCCAGCAGGTTCGCGGATCCGTTTCCGCTTTGCTGTCGGGGCATTGGTCCACTACTCCGTTTGCCGGGTACCCCGACAACGTCGTGGTCGGCGACCCGAGCTGGTCTGTCACCGCGGATCCGGCCTTCCAAGCCACAGCCCCGCAGCACCTGCTGTACGCCTACTCGCTGGCCAAGCCGTACGTGGCGTCGTCCAAGCGGACGTTGGCTGTGACTGCGGATGCCCGTGCTTGGGCATTCAACAGCAAGAACTCTCAGTACATTTTTGAAGGAGTCGACCATGAAAGTTATGGGGCCCAAGGACCCGGAGGAAGTGAAGGTCGTGACCTTCGACTTCAGTCCCGAAATCGCAAGTTCTGATTCCATCTCGACAGCTGTGACCACAGTGACTGTCATGAACGGGACTGATGCCACCCCCGCGAGCATGGTGACCGATGCCGCGACCGTGTCAGGCAAGACGGTGTACCAAAAGGTGCGCGGCGGCCTGACGGGTGTGATTTACAAGCTACGGTGCAAGGCGACGGACAGCTCAGGCAACGTCCACGTGATCGTCGGCCAGCTGCAGGTGCAGAACCTATGATTCGGATCCTCTTGCTCCTCCTGCCTCTTCAGGTGTGGGCGACTGTGGATCCCTTTGCGGAGTACCGCCTGTGCCTCCCAGTCGTCCGGGCCGCTGACGGGACGATCTACCGGAGCTCAGCCATCAAAGCCGCCTTCCAGCGCCTGCACCCATGCCCATCGACAGGGTTGCAGAAGGGTTCTTGCCCGGGGTGGTCCATTGATCACGTCATCCCGTTGGCGGTGGGCGGCTGCGATGCCGTCGTCAACATGCAGTGGCTGCCTGACCAGATCAAGTCGGCGGCTGGCACCTACCCGAAGGATCGGTGGGAGCGCAAGGTGTACGCTGACCCGATGCAAATTGTGAAGTAGCGGGTGTAAATTCTGGTGTAAATCCCTGAGCTTCAGGCCCACTCTTTGACCATCTGAGTGTTGATTTACGTAGGGAAATCACAGCAGCCGTGACGTTCACTTGCGTTCACACGGCAAGGTGATCACCTTGTATTTCAAAGACTTACACCGCCTGGTGTAATTTCTTGGTGTAACCCGGATTCCGGGTCGTTAACTCAGCGGTAGAGTGCCACCTTCACACGGTGGAAGCCAGTGGTTCGATCCCACTACGACCCACCAAACAAAAGGACCCTCACGGGGCCTTTACTTTTTGAACGTCCCGTTGAGTGCTTTGCTCAGTTGGCTGGTCGCCAGATAGGCGTACCGGGACTCTGTGACCTTTGTGCTGGAGTGGCCGAGGATGGCGCTGACGATGTTCAAGGGCACATCGTTCTGGAGCAGCAGGGTGGCGCAACTGCGACGAAGGTCGCGGTACTGGACATGTGGCATCCCTGCATCCACCCGGGCCCGCCTGAACGCGGACTTGACCCCCTCAAAGTTGACTCCTATGGGCAGGTGCTTGAGCCATGGGCGCAGCGGCTCTACCACCGGTACCACCCTCGGCTTGCGGGTTTTGGTTGTCGACGTGCGAAAGGTGATGGCAGTGTCACTCACGTCGTCTGGGGTCAGGCGCAACGCTTCGGCTCTCCTGCACCCGGTGTAGAGGCTGATCCAGATCGCGGCCTGAACGGGCAGGCTGCACAGATCTGCGATCTTCTTGATTTGTTCGATGCTGAGGACAACGTCGCGCTGGTTGTTCTCGGTGACTCTGGTGACCTCAGGGCTGTAGTCGGTGTGGGTGAGGCCGTGCTGCCACGCCAACTTCAGGGCACGCTTGAGTGCGCCGAGGCTGCGGTTGATGGTGGCTGGTTTGTAGGCTTTGGACAGGTCGGAGACGATCTTGGCGGCAACCTGCCGCGCCTCGCTGACTTTCTTGCCCTCGATCCACGGCCCAATGCGGTAGGCGTGGTGCTTGGCGGTGTCGGGGCTGCTGAGCCTGTCACATGACTCAATGTAGAGTGCCATGGCCTTGGTCATCGGCGGGTCGCCGGGGATGACTGGAGCCTTCTTCGGCGCTCTGGCCACGGCCACGCGCAGCTCCGCCTCTACGCGCTTGGCATCACCCTGCGTTGAGCCCTCGCCGAGGTTGCGATGAACTCTCTTTCCGTCGACCATGATGCCGACATGCCAGCGTCCTTTTTCGTCTGTCCAAATTGACATTCGTAGTTTGTCCTGAGCCATTGCCGGCACTCGGCCAGGTCGTAGCGTTTGGCTCTGGCGCCGACGGGTGTGAATGGGAGCCCAGCACCTTCGAGCCGCCTGACGGTGGACTCACTGATGCCAAGACTGGCACAAAGTTGTTGTCGGGTGAGGTACATAGCCTCTGCCTCTTGTAAATGAGAAGGCCCGCAATGTAGCGGGCCTTTGGGGTTGCGTGTTGAACTCAGGAATCCGGCTGGAATACCAGAGTGCCGCGTACGGCTTCTGTCTCGCCCGGCGGGCTTGTCACCCACCGCTCAATGACGACGGAGGGAAGCCTCCCTGCCATCAGGTTGATGGAGACCCGGTGGATGTCTCCGGTGTCGGGGATGCCGAGCCGCCTGAGGATTTCGATGTTGGGGTCAGGTTGGATCATTTCGGCTCCCTTCTCGTGCAGTCCACTGCTTCCAGCAGCCAGTCATCGCAGTACTTGTCGTAGTCGTACACCTCGAACGCGCCTTGTCCATCTTCGTGGCCGAGGCTGAAGCCGTGCCTCTTGCACACGGCCAGCATCTCGACAAGGAAGGCGTCGATGTCGGGGCGCTCGACGTCGTCTCGTTTTGATCTGCTCCAGCGTTTCATGCCTTCACCTCACAGTTGAATCAAGTGGTCGGCCACCGCCTCGGTCGCTTCTTCGTGCGACACGATGATGGTTTGCTTGAAGCCGGTCTGCGTCAGGAAGCCCAACGTCGTCGCGGTTCGCTCCACGTCCATGGCGGCGGTGGGCTCGTCCAACACCAGCAGCGGTGCATGAGGCACGAAGGTCTTGACCAGCGCAACCCGAACAGCCAACCCCAGAATGTCCAAGGTAGAGCCTGACAGTGTGGCAGCGTTGTGGCCGTCGACGACGAACCCATCAGGTGTCTTCGTCACCAGAGAACGGTTGCCTCGCATATCGCTGAAGTACTTCGACACGGCACCCAACACCAAGGCCCAAAGCTTGTCGGCAATCACCGGCCGGGCGGTGCGAACAGCTTTCAGCAGGGTGTTGTTGAACTGGAGAACTCGCAGGTCTTCCTTGGCCTTGCTCAGGGTGCCTTCCACCTGACTGCGCAGCTTCAGGTACGACTCCCACTTGGCCACGGCCTCGCGGTTGTGGCTGCGGCGCTGCTCCAGCTGGGCCCGGGCCTTGTCCAAGTTCTCGCGGCGTTCGCGCACGGCTTGCTCACGCTCCTGCTCCACACGCTGCAGAGAGCTCAGGTCGATCTCCTCCCGTCCGCCCAGCGATGTGACAGCGTGGTCCAAGTCCTGCTTGGAGGCTTCGACCGCCTTCAGCGCCTGCTCTTTGCGGGCGTTGGCCGTCTTGTGTGCATCCAGCGCCTGCTTCAGCTCCGCCAGCTCCTCTAGGGCAGCGGCCACATCTTTCTCCACCGCCTCGAACGACACTGCCCCCGGCCACTTCAAGAGCGGTGGAGTGACGCTGGCGTCGATGTCCAGGTGCTTGGCGTACTTGTTGGCGAGGTTGACGGCGGTCTTCGACTTCGAGCGGATCGTCACCAACTCAGCCTCGTCCTTCAGGGCCTGAGCCACCTTGCCGCCCAGAGAATCTGCCTCTTTTTTAAGCAGTGCCGCCTTGGCTTCGAGCTCGTCGTTCTTGGCCACAACCTCGGCAACCTCGGACACATCCTTGCCGCACAGGGTGCAGGAGCCTGCGACCTTGAGGGCCAGAGTCGTCTCGATGGCTGCCGTCAACTTGACGCGTTCCATCTTCCACTCGGAGGACCGCTTGCGCAGGGAGTCGATCTCCTGCTCCAGCTGCTCGAAGGTCCCTTCGTACAGGGGCTCCAAGCCCAGCGCAGGCTTGACTGCCTTGTACACGTCCTCGAGGGCGAGGGCGGCATTGCCTTCGCGGATGATGGCCTCCTGCTTCTGGATGGCTGTGGCGGCTGGAGCCTTGGGGACTTTGATCGCCTTGAACTCCGCCTCCGACTTCGCCAGCCGCTCGTTGGCTGCCTCGATGTTTGACTTGGCTCGCCGAATGTCGGCGTTGACTTCCTTTGCATTGGCCAGTGCGGCGGTGGCCTCCCGGTGCTCAGTGGTGGCGGTGGCCACCAACTGGGTGCCAAGAGAGACGAGCTTCTCGGCCACCAACTCCTGCTCGCGCAGGGCGGCCATGTCGGGCTGCTCCATGGTGCCGAGGTTGTCCATCTGCACCTGAGCGGATTCGACAGCCGCCTCAGCGGCAGCGGTGGACCCGGTGACGAGCTTGGCCTGAATCAGGTCGATCAGGTTGTCGAGCTGGTCGAACTCGGCCAGTTTCTCGATCAGCTCCGTGGTGGCCTTGGTGCCTGCCGCCAATGCGCCGCGGATCTCGTTCTGGTTGGCCAGAATGAGTTTGGGCGCAGCCTGTGCGTCTGTGCCCAGCAGCTTGCCGATGTAGGAGGCTGTCTCGGTTTGGCCGGTGACAGACCCGCCGGCGTAATTGATCTCAGCGCCTGACTTGCCACGGGAGATGGTGTAGTCCACCCCGTCGACGACAAAGTCCAGCACCACTTTCAGGGTGCTGACGGGCTTGCCGTAGGTGACGGTGTCTTCGAGGGAGTAGGGCAGGGCCTTGGTGCCGAAGAGGGCGTAGGCCACCGCCTGAAGCAGGCTGCTCTTGCCCTTTTCGACGGCCCCACGGATGGCAATCAACCCCAGACCGAAGTCCAGTGTGAGAGCTTCATGGCATTTGAAGTTGGTGATTTGGATTCGTTTCAGCATGTCAAAGTCCTGTCTTGTCGTCTTTGGCGAATGTGGGGTATGGCGCCCAGTGGGTCCATTCGCTGCCCGGAGTCCACTGGCCCCGGGCGGGGATTCCGCGCTTGCGGTTGATCAGCTGCAATGTGCTGCCTCGTGGGGGCATGCCTCTGGACACCGGGATCCAGTGGTACCCGGTGTCCACCACCGCAGCTTTGTCCGTGGTGGTTTTGATGGTCATGCGAGCCTCCGCTCGATCAGCTTGCGGTGCTGGATCCACCCGACAAAGTTGCCGCTCTGGTGGTCGGCAAACTCAGAGGGCGTGGCTTGGTGCTCCGCAGGCGACGCGTGGATTGGGTGTGACCCGACAAGGCGCTCGTAAAGCTCGACGTCCTTGCTGATGTCAGGTTCCGCACCGTCATGCGTCAGGTAAGAGACACGTGCGCAGCGTGCGGTGGACAGCTTGAGCAACACCTCGCGCTTGTACAGATCCCGCTCACCCGCCTTGACGTAAGGCAGGTGCCACTGGCCCGGTATCAGCTTCTCTGGTTCGGTCTCCAGAGCGACTCGCATTGCCTGCGCGAGCGCCTGAATCTCAGGCTGGGCGTCTGGATGGTCGCGCAGGTGCAGGAAGTTCTCCCACGTGGTTGAGGTGACGATCGTCCGCATCAACTGGAACGGCTCCAGAACACGGTTGACGACTTGCTTGTGCAGGCCAAGCGCAGACATTTGCTCTGCACGATTTGCCGCATCTCTTGCAGCGTTTCGCCATTGCTGCTGAACCTCCACCGTGTCGGCAAGCTGCTCATGCGCCTGCATCCCCGGCTGGTTCTTGCCCCAGTGGATTGGCATAGTCGGGTCGTTGCGAACCTGTTGGATCATCTTAGAAACCGGGATGGCGCGGGATGACGCTGCGTTTCGTGAGAAGACCCGGTGGGTCATAAACTCAGAGTGAATAAACCGTGGGTACTGCAACTCCAGTGTGTGGATCGCCCTCCCGTAGGAGTTGACGCTTGCGGCGACGCACTTGGCGGTGATTTGGGTCATTGCTCTTGCTCCATCAATGCGCGGACAACAGCCGCTTGTTCTTCTGTCAGGCTCTCCAGCAACATCTCGACGACGTTGACGCTGCGCACGTCCTCGGCGCTCACATCCAGCTCATCGGTGTCGATCAGTTGGGCCACCTTGACGGCGTTGGTCACCACAAAGGTGGAGGCCCCGATGCGCTGGCGGAAATTGGAGATGGCCTTGATGACGTCGGCGGCCTCATCCGCCTCGGCCTCGCCGATGACGCGCACGAAAGCGCGTGAGTCCTGCCGGTCCTTCAGGTCACGCCAGTCGATCTCGTCCAAGCCATCAGGGCCTGACCGCGACCACGTCTGCACCTTCCAATACCCGTCGCCGTCAAGGATCAGGGCGAACTTCTTGCCGTCTGTTTGGCCATCACCGTGGGCCATGCAATCCGAGATGCTGGACGACAGTTGGTTTCCGACGATGACGACCTTGCCGCCAAAGGCGGTACGTCCTTGGTGCTCGTGCCCAAAGACCACGGTGATGCCGCGATCGGTCAACTCTTTGGCCTGAGCCCGGCTCATGTTGAGCGAGTGGTCGGACTGGGTGGCAAAGTTGTTGTCATAGTTGACGTGGACCAGCAGGTATTTGGTGCCCTCGGGCACAGCCTCCAGTGCCAGATCGAAGTGAGCCTGATTGACGAGGTGCGGCACCACATAAATGCCGTCGCCGATGTCGGTTGGCTTGTCGATCAGGGTGAAGTTGTCGGGGTACTTCATCCCGAGCAAGGCGCCGATGAACTGCACTGTCCCCAGCTTGGCGCTGTCTTTGGAGAGGTCATGGTTGCCAAGAGCAACAACAAGCTCGTGCTCGTCGGTCTCAGCCAACCACGTGTCCATCACCTGGTAGATGTCCAACGCCTCCCCCAAGGGGATGTCGAACTGGTCAGTCAGGTCGCCGTTGATGATGACCTTGTCGGGGCCGATCCGCAGCAGGTTGGCAAAGCCTTGGAGGAGGTCGTCCTTCAGGGCTGCCGCAGACTGCGGTGTGGTGCCCGCAGAGCGGGCCACGCCCAAGTGGACGTCATTCAATATGAGTGTGGGTTTCATGGAGTCTTTCTCTTTCTAGTTTTCGCTTCCTTGGCCAGCAACACACGCGTGGCTTGCTCGCCTTGGCGCACTTCTGTGTCCTTGCGAACCCTCTCGGCTTTTGCCTCGGGGTTCGCCCTGACCTCGTGACACTCTGGACAGCGGTACCGTTTGGTGCCGTTGATGTGGCTGAGCACTTTGAAGCCGGTGGACGGCTTGTGTGTGCGGCAGTAGTGACAATAGACAAGTCGTTCCTGCAAGTCCAACAAGTGGGAAAACACCTCGTGGGAGTTCCCCAACGCCTCCTGCGCCGATGGGTAGCTCGGCCAGTCCGTCAGGTCCCAGCTTCCTTTGTCGCCGAAGGTGACCAGCTCCTTGACCTGCACCGTGCGCCAGACGCCCAGCGTCGAGTGGTGGACCAGCACGATGCAGACGCCGCCCGCCAACTCACGCTTTCGCATGCGCGGCAGTTGCGGCACCTTGTCTCTGGCCAGTCGATGGGTGTGCTCAGTGGATTTGCACTCCACCAAACCATGTGCGCCGATGGTGAAGAACTCAAAGTCGGCGGCTGCAGACTTGACGACGCGCCCGGCGGCCCGGGTGTCCATCAGGCGGGTGAAGTCCCTGTCCGCCCGGCCGTACACCCAACGCTCGAGGGCCTTGTGGACTGCGTCCTCGGCCTTCTTTCCCCTATCGGCAAACGCGCTCTTGAAGGTCATTTGCGCCTCCAGAGGTTCTTCAGTGCTGACCAAAGGCGTCGGTACCAGACTTGGTACACGATGGTGATGACGGCTTCGACGGGGGCTGGCTCGTAGCCTCTGGCTTCTGGCCCGCAGAACCCGTACAGCGGGCTGCGGGCCATACGGGCCGCGACTCTTTGCCCGGTGACTTCATCCCTGACGTTGTCGGGGTGCAGGCAGTAGGCGATCAGTTGCGACTTGTCGCAGTGTTTGCATTCGTGGCAGAAGGTCATGACAGGGCCTCCACCCGCAGGATCTCTGCTCCGATTGCGTGAGGGATAGCGGGCACGACGGCGTTCCCCATCTGCTTGACTTCGTCCATCCACGAGTTGGATCTTCCTGGTAAGGTGGCTTTCATGCTGCCGTCCACCCTTCTGGAAAGCCCATAAACAGATTTAGCCAAGTCGGGTTCAACTTGCCACTGTCGCTGACCATTGCCGTCAGGTAGAAATGCTTGATCCAGTGGTTGTGGGACTTTGAACCCCTCGGACCACAGCCCTTCCACTCGCTTGCGCGAGGGGTTGGCAATAATCCAGATTCGGTCCCGCGAATGAGCGGCACCAACGGCGGAAGCTGGTATGCAATCCCATCGAGCGTGATACCCGATCTCTGCGAGGCCGTGAAGTACTTTAGGGAGGCCGCGCTGCCTAAGCGCAGCCACGTTCTCGATGAGCACCCACTGTGGGAGTGCCTGACCGATGATGCGCAGGTACTGGTACCACAGGCCGGATCGGTCTCCTTCGAGCCCTGCTCCCTTACCTGCGAAGCTGATGTCGGTGCATGGGAACCCGCCACAGATGACGTCGAATGGTTGGTTGCCTGGGTCGTAGGTGTTGACGTCGTCGTGGATCGGCACGTCCGGCCAGTGCTTTTGCAGCACACGCCGGCAGGCAGGATCGGCTTCGACGAATTGGGTGGTGCGGAATTGGCCGGTGCGTTCGAGCCCGAGGCTGAACCCTCCGACGCCGGAGAAAAGGTCGAGGACATTGAGCATCTCTTTGTTGTTCTTGTTGTGAGATGGAGGGAAAGTGGCCGCTTACGGCGGCCAGTCGTCGGTCAATCAGATGAGCTGTACGAACCTCCTGAGTCAGGCTTGTAGGACTCAATCGCCCTCTGAAGGAGAGCCTTGTCCTCCGATCGCCAGTCAGAGAATCTCCTGCCGTTTGGCTGAGTGGCCACCAAGTCCTCAGTCGACCACTTCCGGTGCTTCATTCGGTCTCTTATCAATTCAGGCCCGACACCTGTAATCTCGGTCCACTGATAAAGCTGAAGTGTTCGCCCGAAAGCTGTTACGACAGTCTTCTTGGATCTGTTTCTGCAGTTCACCTGATGCGGAACCCACCTGACGTTCCCCGGTTCATAATTTCCGTCGTTGTCAATTCGATCCAATGTCATTCCTTCTGGTCTAGGTCCTACATCATTCTTGAAAGACTCGAAGGACGCTTGCCACTTCGGGTCCATGCGGATACCTCTACCTCCGTATCTTGGGTAACACCTGACGTTGGGGTTGGTTGTTCTGGATTTGATGTTCATCCAAATTCCGTGCAGGGAAGTGCCACCCTCTCCGTGAGTTGTCTTGAGCCGTCTGGCTACCTCTTTTTGAATACACCCGCATGACTTGTGCTTGTCATTCAGCAGGTGGTACTTGATAGCTATAGACTCATTCCCACAGTCACACAGACAGCGCCACTTACTTGGTCGGTGTGATACTTTCTCGATGACTGTGAGCCTGTGGATCTTCTGGCCTGGAGTTGGATCTGGCGTTGGTTTCCGCGGCATCACTCGCCTCCAAACAGTTCTTGAACTGCTTTCAAGATGACGGCATCGTCTACCACCTCACCCACCTCGACAGGGCATGTGAAATCCCTGCCAATGGCGATTGAGCTGACGGCAGGGATACACATGTCCGCGAACGGGGCAGTCATGTGCTTGTGCATTTCACGAATGAAAGGAACAACCTGATCGCGGTGCACACTGGCCACACATTCATCGTGGATGGTTGCAATGAACTCCGCGTCAAACTCTCCAGAGGTAAACAACCCAGAGGACCACATCCGAGACATGGCCAGCTTCACCTGAGCTGCAGAACTCCCCTGAATGACTGCGTTACAGGCTTGGCGTTCGGCTCTGGACTCTTCTGACCTGTCTGTTGAACTAAGGGCTGCCGCTAGGTGTCTCCGGTCTCCTAAGAATGTCCTCGAGTAACCCAACAGGTGGGCCTCCTCGGTGACCTTGTCTTTCCACTTGTTGACTCCCGGGAAGGCTTCATCCAAAGCGTCCAAGAACTTCTGGGCGGTGTCCTCATCTGTCTTCAGCTGCAATGCCAGTTTCGGAGCTGCAATACCGTAGATCGAGCCAAACAGCGTGGCTTTGGCTCCCTTTCTGAGGGCGTCTGCCTTATCTCTGATGGCCTTATCAGAAGACTTTCTCATCGCCATGAAGTCTTCGTAGGTGATGGTCTCACCCCATACGTACGGAGCAGCTCTCACCGCTACCAGCGAGTGCACGTCCTGCTTCTTTTCACCTACATAGCAACCAATCAGGTTCTGGTCCTGACTTGCGTGCGCAGTAGCTCGAATCTCCTGTGCGTTGAAGTCAAGGCTTACAACAACAGCTTCGTCGTGGTGAGCTTTCAGCACCGCCCTGAAGCCAGACACCGAAGGCAACTGCTGCAGGTTTGGGTCGCTGCTCGAATACCTCTTGGTCACTGTGGCGCATTGGTTGAAGTTGGGGTGGATACGCCCATCAGACCAATGCACAACCTTCTTGTAGGTGTTGTAGAACATCTTCATCCGCGTGGTGACCTCCTTGATCTTGAGGTACGCCTTGAGGACCTTGCGCTGGTCGTCGGTCAGGTCGTCCTTGGCCAAGGCCAAGTCGATGGCTTGGTCGTCCGTCGACGCTTTCTTCTGCCACATCTCCCGCATGGCATCCGTGACCTCGACCTTGCGGCCTTGGTTCAGGCGCTTGAGGGCGTTGAACGCCTCGCGCATCTCTTCGTTCTCACGCTCTTTCGGGGTGAGCTTGTTGTAGATGCGGGGCACCATGCCCAGAGAGCCGTACAGCAACTTCTGCACCTGACGTGGCGAGTCGAAGTTGATCTTGGGCTCACCGTTGAAGTGACGGTCGACGAAGGCGTTGAGCGCGACCACAGAACCCTGCTCCACGGCCAGTGCGATGGCCTCGGCGGTCTCGTTGTCGGGGAACTGGAGACGCAGGTCGGCGGCCACGGCTGGCAGCTTCTTCTTGCGAGTGGTGAACTCCTCGCCCAGAACGATCTCGCACACCTGCTTGACGGCGGCCACATCCACACCCTCGAACACCGGCTTCACGGTGCCGGACCAGCCTTGGGTGAACAGGTAGTCCCGCAGGATTTCCCAGTTCGTCTGGTAGATGGCCTTGTCTTCGCGCTCGAGCTCCATCAACGTCCTAAGGTCGACACGTACCCCCTTGACGAAAGCCAAGTTGGTCAGATACATGGGCAGCCGCTCGACTTGGTCGAATACGGTTGCAGTCTGCTCGACCCCCATAACCCGGCGGAACTGCACATGCAGCCAAGCGGTGACGATGGTGTCGTCACAGCCGTAGTTCATGACGCGCCGACCTGTCAGCTCGCACATCTTGTACTGCTTCTTGTACCAGCCGTCCTCGGTGATGGCGGGCTCGACGATGACGGAATCTTCTGATCCCTCCTCAAAGCCCCAGACAGCTTCGCGGATCGTCTTGGTGAACGGCCCAGCCACCACGATACCTCCCGGGAGGATGACGTCGAGGGGGCCTTCCATGGTCGTCACCTGCTCATAGGTCTCCTGCTCGTACCCTAGAACCGCCTTGGCCCGGTGCTTCAGTCCGCGAGGCTGGTTCTCGTCGACGTAGGATGCTTCAACCATCGTGTCAACCACGTTTGGCAGGAAACCGAACCAACCGTTGTCCTTCCACTTGCCTCCCCACGCCCGATGCAGTACGGGCCCCTCAAAGGCTGCGTTGTGCACGATCAGGTCGACAGATCTCGGCACTTCTTCCACCATTTCGCGGCACTGGTCCACGGAAATGTTCTCCGTGTCGGCATGGTTCACGCTCATGTAAACCGTGTGCTGCAGGTTGTCGCCGAAGGTCAGGGACATTCCTGTCAGTTCTGCACCCAAAACGTCGACCTTCTTTCCTCGTGCGCCGATGTACTCCAGCCACTCATCGGACGCCTCGCCAGACGATGTCTCGATGTCCAAGGAGACAAACTCGGTCTTCTCGAGGGCGGACTTGAACCTGCTGCGGGCGGAGGCGTAGTTGAGGGCGGTCACCAAAGTCTTGGTGCCGTACCAGTGCTTCATCTGCGGGATGCGCTGCTCTTCAGGCACCTCATTCCACGGCATGGCCATGGCTGGCACCCAGTCAATGGCGTGGTGCTTGGTGGCCACCTCCTCGGGCATCAGGCGTGCCACCTGCCAGCTCTTGTAGACCAGATCCTCGCTGTCGATGATCTTCTGTAGCTTGGGGAACTCGGACACGTCCTCGCGCAGCTTCTTGATGTCTTGGCTGAGGATCAGCTTCTCGAGCATCTCGAGTCCATCGAGGCCGAAGATGCGCACCAGCTCCACAAAAGACGCATCCCCGAAACCGCGAGCGCCGGGGATGTTGTCAGAGGTATCGCCTACCAGTGCCTTGTAGAGCGTGATGTAGCGGTGGGGGAAGGCCCCGAAAGGGTTCTTGTTGAGCTCCCCGCCTTTCCAGACGTGGGTGTTGGGGTCGACGAGGACGCACAAGTCGCCGTCACCGGTGGAGACGACGTTGGGGCGGTCGCGCAGGTCTCGCACCAACCGGGCGATCACGTCGTCCGCCTCCCGGGCCTTCACGCTGCACACCGTAAAGCCCACCTGACGGAGCATGGGGGCCAGCATGTCACGGGCCATGCCCAGCTGTGTGTGGACGGCGGAAGCCTTGTCACGCCCTTGCTTGTAGGGCGGGTACATGGTCTGGCGGAAGGACTTGGCGCCGAGGCCGTCCCACACGCCGATGCAGTCTTTGGGAGCCACGCCGAAGTGGTTCATCGTGTCCAAAAGCGCATCGAAAAAACGCTCTACACCGTAGAGCGCCGTATTCACATGTTGGACCTTGCCGGTTTCGGGGTCGGTGACCATCTCGCCGTCGGGGTCCTTGCCGCCGAGGAGGGCGGCGTTGAGCATTCCGTTCAGGTCAACGAGCAGCCTTACGGGTGATTTTTTCATGGCGGGGTTCGCTTTCTTCTTGTTGTTTTGCGAAATCGAGAGACGCAATGAAGCGTCGGCTGGTGAAGCGCGGCACACGGCGCGGCTCCATCCAGCTTGGGTAGATGGATGGCTCCATCTCCTCAGGGTCAATCACGGCGGTGGCCATGATGTACAGGGGTTCTTTCTGCGAGGGCGTCTGGACGAGCATCACGCGACCTTCCCGCACCTCAACGGCCAGCCAGCCCCACACGTACCTGTTTGTCAGGCCCAGACCGGCGACCGACGCGCAGAGTCCTCGCCGGGTCTTGGGGCTCTTGAGCAGGGCGACCAGCATCTTGGTCGCCCGCTCGGAGATCTCGGTTGTGGTCGCTTTGCGTTTCATCCCCGGTACCTCTCCCAATCCACCTGACAGAGGTAGCAGCGGCGCTTACCGAGGTTCAGTCGGGCTGCCTCGATGGGCTCTGAGCAGTCCATGCAATCGGGGTAGGGGTAGGTCCCATCAGCCCGGGGCTCCTGCTCAGGGCGGGCTTTCTTACGGGCAAGGTACAGGTGGTTGGCTGTCTCTCGCTCAGCCAGCTCGTTGGCCTGATCGACTTCGTCACCGACTTCTCTCATCTGCGGCCTCCGTGCACGGCCACAAATTCGGCGATCTTTCGCAGCTCGACCTTCAGCTCTCCGATCGTGCCGTTGTTGTCGATGTCGAAGTCGACGAGGTTGGGGTCAATTCCGCGCTCGGATGCGTGGTCGGCAGCCTCGCCCTTGAGTCCGCCCACGTCCCGGTGCATGCGGAGGATGAAGCCGCCACGGCCCATGATGGCGTGGGCCTCGTGGTCGAAACGAACATCGGTGACGATCACCGACTTCTCGTTCTTGTACCAAGTGTCCAGGCGGTGCATCAGGTGCCTGACCCAGATGTCATCGCCAAATACAGGCTTCATGGCGTCGTTGCCAAGCAGCTGCATGATGCGCCGGCGGGTCATCCCCAGCCATTCCACTTCACCCTCTTTCAGTAGGTCGTGGTTCATGGCCTGAACGTGCTCGTCGGTGAGCACGGCGGCCATCTTCTTCATGGGGGTGGCAAAGGCGACGGATGTGTACCCGAACTCCTGTTGCAAAAAGGACGCAGCTGTGTCCTTGCCGGAGCGTGCCCGCCCGGTGATACCTATCAGGTTCATCTCGACTCTTTCTTCTTGTTTTAGGTGAGTCGCCGCTTTGTGCGGCGCGTGATGTTACCAACTTACTCAGTCGACGTCATGCAGGCTGTCATGCCAGCGTTTCAGCCTCCAGATTGCGACGTTTGCGACCACCGCCTGAGGCTCCGGTTTCTCAACCAACGGGTCGATTCGGGTCAGGTCGTAGAAGCCTTTAGGGCTCACCACTTCATGCCTCAGGACGTAGAAGTTGAAGAGCTCCAGCATGTTGACCATGTAGCCCATGCGCTTGCCCAACCTCTGCTCCCTGCACCTGGCCAAGATGTCCCCGAGCGAGGCTTCCTTGGCCAGCTTCGTGGTGTCGTACCGGTGGCGGAACGCGCCCCGACGACCTACTGGTTGTGTTCCGACTCCCTCGACTGCGTCGTACACAGAGGCCGCGTGAGCTCTCGCCTCCATATCCGTCCTGAGTTGTCGGAAGATTTCGTTGAGCTGCGCGTACTGGGACGAGAACCTCTCCGGGAAGAGGTCCCGCATCGTGTGGTGATACGCGGCCAGAATGGTCTCGAGGAACGGGTCGTCCACGCAGATGACGTCGCGAACCAACGCCCTGTAGGCGATGGGCGTGGCGATGCGAAACTGCTTGGTGCACATCTGGTCCCACCGGAGGTCCCCGGTGCCGGGGTACAGGTCCAGCCCGTAGTTGAGTGACCCACCTGCGACCTCGATGAACGCTCCGTTGATGTACTTGCGGCCGTTCGACAGGCTGTCGTCGAACGCCGTGATGACCCCTCGGGGCTGCAGGGCGGCTATGACGGCCGCCACCGTTGAAAGGTTCGCACCCTTCTTGACGTGCGGCCCGCGCAGCTTTCCTCTGTGGCCCTCCAACGTCCCAAAGGGACTGCGCCCCTTGGTCGGCAGCCCTTTCAGCACCTTGCCGAAATCACTGCAGATGTTTGCCCACTCGCGCTCTGTGATCGGATGCTGCTTGAGCAGCTGGAACAGGACAGTCGAGCCGTGCAGACCCCACGCCATGGGGCGTGGGTCTGGTCGGTAGGATTTGGGGGCATCGAGGCCGTACGCCTCCAACCCCAGATCCACCACCTCGGCGAACACTTCGTATGCCCCGTGGTAGCGAAGCTGGCGTTGGATGGCGCCCGCCAGCTTCATCCGATCAAACTCCGGATACTCGACTGAGATCACGCAACTCTCCTTCCACATTCCTGTTCAGGGCGG